ATGACTGGCAATCATTCAATACTCGCACTATCGGATGTTTGCCGGTCGGCCGCAGCCATGCTCCTGCATACGGTATGGTTGCGGCAGTCCCCACCCTGTTATTTCGCTTTATGGCATTGCACGTTGATGGTCCAGAGCAGAATTATCTGGCGGCGAGTTGTTCAACAATTTTCTTCAGCGCCACCATGTCTTCTTTCAGTTGATTGATTTCTTTCTGCTGCGCTTCGTTTTCATCCATCAAAGACAGAATTGTCGCATGATGGAGGGCGACAGTTACCCCACTGTCACCGGCCTGTACTGACAACGCATCTTTAACTATGCTTCCGTCATCCAGTTCAACATCTCCAACGGTTATTCTGGCCTCAGGGAATACCTCATATAGTTCATCTGCAATAACCCCTATACCAAATCTCCCCGACATGTCCCTGGACTTATAAACCCAGGTCGCCGCCTGAATACGCCGCATTTTCTCCCGCGGATTGTCTATTTCCTTAATCTGATCTTTGGTTTTCCTGCTGGATGTGGCACTGACCCATGAACCATTGGCGGCATAGGCATTGCCATTTGCAGACATGGAGAATGCAGCGGCCAGGCTGAGGTCTTTATTCACCACGGTAAATCGATGCCCACCCGCACCTTCGCCACGCTGGTTGATGTACTCAGACGCGCCGCTTGAGGTATTCCAGCCACTGTAGTTTCCACCATCTGCCGGAGCTCCTGGTGCTGTCATCACTGTCCGGATCCACCCGCCTATCGTGGCGTTTCCGTTTATCGTTCCCCCACCCTTTTTATCAATACTGTTCAGTCTGGCATCATTACCCTGACAAAATGAACCAGCAACACTCCCAAATGGAGACGATGATCCTGTACCTCCCTGAGTTAATGGCACCACGCCGTCAACTTTTGTGGCCATATTATCGGCAAGGTATTTCCATGACGGTCCGGTGAAGGTAGTGCCGTCTGGCAGCCTGACGGTGATGGTTCCGGTGCCGCTGAATACCTGCTGCCAGTTCTGTTTGTCGTAGTTCAGGCCGAGAAGCGCCTGGGTATTCTGAACGACCATTGCGGCAGTGACCATATTCAGCGCCACGCGGGGAACGGCAGACCAGGCGGCTCCTGTCGCTCGCGGCCCGGTGTAATTACTGACCAGCGTCAGCCGTGTATTGCTGTTAACTTCCAGTACGGGAAGAGTGAACGGCACACCACCCACGACAACCACAATAAAATCACCTGCAGCTAACTCAGTGGTGAAAGTGGTGTCAGTTCCGGCAACCGAGGCTGAGTTATTGTTAAGGGTTAACGTTCCTGCTGACATGGGTTTTCCTCAGTACATGTTCGGAATAATGAGAATGGGCATGGTGATATTTCTGTTACGGCTCATATCCCACGAACCGGAGTTGTGGTTAGCAAAGACTTTGTTGTAGGCTGACCTGACATTACCACCGGACATCACGACGCCCTTCGTCCGTATATTTCCGTAACCACCATCCATACGGACCTGCACGCCGGTATAAACTATCTGGCAGAACCCGCCGCCAATATTCTGGAAAGCATCGGTGATCTGAATTTGTCGGTCATACACAAAGGGGCGTTTCAGCGTGGAGAATGTCACCTGACCTGCGGCGTTGGTCATCGTGATACCGTCTCCGCCGACTGGTGCTGTCTGGTTGAATATCACCAGGTCTATCGTCGCCGTTCCGGCCACGTCGTCCCGCCCTGTGTAGGAAATATCGCGAACGATGATACTGGTGCCATCAAACCCCACCGACACATTCGGGTTATCCCATTTGCCGAAAGGAATACCGCTGACCGGAAGCGGCGCGCTGCCGCTAACCGTAATGCGCCCGGAATAAGCGCAGGTCATCAGCGCGGCCTGATTGGATATAGCGGTGAAGTCAGTCGAGTTTGAAACCAGTAATCCTTCGTTATATGTTGCCGCAGGCAGCAGCTCCATAACGTAGCCTGACCAGTCAGGGACAATGCTTTTTCCACCGATTGTCTCAGCCCCGATGATTACCCCGGAATCACCGTTTCGGGTGACACCCGTCATTATGGCCACGTCGAACTCTGCAAAGGAATAGATGTATATGGGATTGGTTGGCACCACGATAGCCTGTGAACCAGGAACAAGCGGTGTATTAACCGGGTACTGCATGAACTGGGATGACCAGCCCGAGAACGATGTACAAAAACTGGGGGCGCGAAGCCCCGCAGTAATTGCCATCACCGGACGGCCATCGTTGTAATCAATCAGAATACCTTCCGGCATTATGACCACCTCCCGACGACAACCCGTCCACCACCAGACAAATTAACGGTCAGCCCATTTCCGTTGATGACGACAGTGTTATTGGTGCCGTTAAATGCAAAATTACCGTTGTTGGCATAAATTGAACCACGGACAGTGACATCATTGAATGTCGCATAGCCTGATTTGTTGATATGCCAACCAACATTACCGGTACCATCCCAGGTGTTAGACTGAATGTAATTACCAATTTTTGTATTGATAATAGTGCCATCCTGGATGAAGCCAGAACTGATAAACACCTGACCATTAACAACAGCAAAGGGTGAATACTGCGTATCACCGCTGCCACTCATCAGGACGAACTGGTTGGCGTTAAATCCGACGCGAGTGACCACCGGCTTACCCGCTTCGGCCAGTACCGCAATTGATATCCCGGCACTGTAAAAAATACCGTTGATGCGCACTCCGGCTTTCAGGGTATGAATAGCCGTCGCACCCGAAGCATCGACAGTAGCAGTCAGTTTGTCCTCGAGAGAGGCTGTCACATCTTTAATCTGCGCCTGTACCTGGGTGGTCATTTCAGCCATCGCTTTATCAGCATCAGCAATGGTCGTTTTGACCACCAGAATATCCGCGCGGACTTCACCATACTGCGCCCACTGATGTTCAGCCGTTGCGTGGTTGGCCAGCGCGTTCTGCAATGCGGCTTCGAGGTTGGTATCAATGTCGCTTGTCAGGCGGTCACCGTCTGCAGACGTCAGGAAGTCATCAGCAATATCGCCCAGGTAGTCGTCAGCATTCGCGTTGGATACACCACGAACCCAGTCGGTCCAGTCACTCTGATTACCAATACGGTCGACCAGGCGAGCCCGGTACCAAAATTCAACACCAGCCTTCAAGCCCAGTTGTGTATAGGTGTGTTGCGGATAAGGAACTCCGGCAAGCAGCAGAGGGTTATCCCCATTGCCGTTTACTGAATACTGCAACTCAGTCTGGAGGGTATCACCTGTATCAACCGGGAAGGACCAGTCAACCTGAATACCCCAGTTGATTGCTGTGGTGCGCAGACCAACCGGTTTGGGAACTTCCCCTGTACGCCCAGTGAGATGAGTCAGAACAGAAGATGCCCACAAACTGGAAGCGCCACCAGAATTAATAGCGCGGACTCGCACAAGGTAATCACCGGAGAAAATTCCGGAGACCTCTATATTGCGTAGGCCTGTTTCGGGAATATTGATCCACTCATTATCACCGCGTTTCCACTGTGCTTGATACGCGACAATATCTGCCTGAGGTTTCCCGTTTTTATCTACTGGCGCATCCCAACTCGCAACCATGGTGGCGATACGCTGCCCCTGCCGGACCGAGTCGTAACTGCTAATCGCGATATTCGTGGGCTGGCTAACCAGGCCTGTCGGTAACAGACTAATCGGCGGCGTATCCAGCCGGGCGTTGTTATCAACGGCATCGTACTTAGCCCCGTTGTACTCTGCACCGGTGATACTGTAGGTGTTCTCTTCATCGTTAAATGTCAGATTGGTTACGCGGAAATACTGGAGGCGCAACTGGCCAGCATCGATAACAAAAATGGCATTAGGTAGTGGCTCAGTGGTAAAGGCAGTTGCCAGTATCAGTTGCTGGCCATTAACCGCCTGAATGGTTCTGCTCTCAACGGTACCGCCCTGGGTACGAATCATCAGCGTATCGCCAGCTAATGCGCTTGTTCCCCGATCGGTAGTTACAGATTTCAGCGCGGCGTTATATTCAGTAATACGTCCACCATAGACACGGCCAGACAGCCGCTCATCGGCAAAGGCGAACACTGTCCCAGGTACATAGGCGAAGCCATCGAGTCCAGTCTGAACAGTGATAATGCGATCCAGCGAGTTGGAGTAGACGGCCCACCCTCCGCGGCGCTGCGCCTCGCTTTCACGTGTACAGCCAATAGCCGTCAATTGCGTCTGCTTAAATTTGAACTGCTTAACCAGCTCGGGAAACATCACTGCCGTTGTGCGATCCTGATAGTGGTTATCTGGGTCACTAAAGTTAATCAGCGCAGAGCTATAGCGGTTCTTTTCACTTCCGCTGGAGTACGTTGGCTTACCGACAACAGAAGCTCGAGTGAGTATCTGAAGTTTTGACGTATCCGCAGGCATATCAGAGACAACATTGAACATATTGTTGCCCCAGAACGTCATGCCATTGAAACCAGCCGCAATATCCTTAATCACCTGCCAGGCATCGGCCTGAGCCTGGATATAAACGTCAAACATAAAGCGAGGCTCGGTACCGCTGCCACCTTTCCCGTCGGGTACCTTCTGGTCGCAACGCTGGGCAATACGATATAACTCCCATTTATCGAGCATCGCTGGTGTAACCCTGCGACCCAGGCCGAAGCGAGATTCAGTAAGAATATCGAACCAGATCCATGCAGGATTATTCGTCCATCCCCATTTGAATGTACCGTCCCATGTACCGCTATAAGTGCGTGCAATCGGATCGTAGTTCTGCGGGATGCGGATTACCCGGCCTTTAGGTTTACATGAAATCTTCGGGATGTTGCTGAAAGCTTTTGCATTAAATGACACATACAGCAGCGCGGTGTGAGGATAACGCAGACGAGCATCTATCACCTCGGTGATCGCCTGTACCTGAGTTTTGTTCTGAAGCATCTGGCTGGTGCTGTCCTCAGTATCGCGAACAACCCGGATTTGCCAGCCGTTGTTGGCTTTCGGCAGATTAATACGATGGGTGATCTCGTACAGTGAGCTGAGCTTCTCCGTAACCGTTTTGGTCATCACCGTAGAGTAAGCCCCACCATCAACGGCGAGATCAATGTGATACTGAACGGTTGTGCCAACGATATCGCCATCATTCTCCTGCTGCTGAAGCCCATTGATACCGACACGCACCAGAACAGCATCGATTTGGGTATTGCTAATTGCCCTTGTCCATGGAGCGACTTTCGTCAGCGAAACGCCAATGCTGGTTTCGTTTTCTACAGCAGGAAAGCCGGGGATCGGTGTCTGAATCTGAGTTCCCGGGCGAAAATCCCAGGACACATTCTCAAAATTCATTGAGCCGTCGGCATTGCCCAGCGGCGTACCATCCAGGAAAATGCGAGTGGCATCCAACCCACCTGCAAACTCACCTTCCCCCAGCGCCAGAAGCATGCGGCAGCGAGCCATTGATTGCGCGGAGTCCGGCTGTTCTACAGGTGTATGCTGTTTTTGGCTGCCACCCTTCGCACCAGTAATCGTTTCCATATTACGTCCATAAAAAAAGCACCCAGTTGGGTGCTTAATATTGAAATGATTTATATCAGATATCTTCAGCCACGATGCCCGCGCTGATGATCGCGCCACCTATCTCACGCTCACCGTACAGAACCGCTACCGGGTTACCCATGGCAAGAGTGTTTACCGAACCACCGAAAGCATAGCTGGGTTTGTTATCGGGGTCATCTCGTCCCTGTAGCCCTTTGGGCTGTGGAGAAAGCATCTGATAGATACCACCGGCCATCATGCCAACACCACCAGCAGCAAGGCTCGCGCCAAAGGTGGCAAGCGCTCCGGAACTGAAATATGATATGGCTATTCCCGCGACCACCATCACAGCACCGAGGATAGTCTGGAATATCCCTGCTTTTTTCGCTCCCTCCATTACAGGTGCAATACGGATATCACTATCCCCCGCCAGTTCTTTAAAGTCCTTCACGCCGATATTGCGTTTCCCACGAAACACGGCGAAAGTCATTCCGTTCTTTTTGGCGTCATAAAGATATTGCTCCAGCCCGTCGAAATTGATGCACAGGGCTTTCACCGCTTCCGCTGACGTTTGCACTGCCAACTTATGCACTCGCCCAAATCGCGCACCCAGCGCGCCGTACAATCGAATCGTGGTTAAGCGCGCCATGGCTGAATCTCCTGCGGCAAATATTTATGACGGACGCAGATCATCGTCCTGTCTTTGAAATAACCTCGCGCATACGGCGTGATACAGGATGGTTGCCCGTACAGATGGTGAAGCAGCTCGCCTTCCTCGGTAATGATCCCCGCGTGGTTCCACTTACTGGATTCAACCTGCATGATGACCATACAGCCTGGCGATGGGTCGCATTCGACAAACCCCTCCCGCTCCCAGTTATCGAAATACAGGTTGTCTGGGTAGTGGCTTTCCCACCACGGGTATTCAACGCGAAAATCAGTCAGCATTACACTCTGGGTGGCATGCCAGTCCATGATCAGCCCCCAGCAGTCGTGAGAGCCAAGGATGAACGGGCGGCCGATTAGCGGGATAGCGTCCGGCGTTACCTCAGCATATTCATCGCAGTCCGGCGCGTAGATGCCCCAGACCACACTGGAGTTATTGCACTGCTGACGGTCCAAATCGGACGGAATTGGCCGGGCACCGTCGCCAGGATGGGAGTGTATGACTCGAATAATCGTCCCCATATCCTCTGCATTCGCCCAGTGCTCTCCGTCGATTCGGAAATGCTCGGTCGGATTTTCGTGGCTGTTCGGCACCGGGATATAGCGCTGGCGTCGGCCAGACTGGATGACGAAGCCGCAGCACTCTCGTGGCGACTCCTCCAGTGCATGCGCCCGGATAGCAGCCATAATAGTTTTGTTCATTGGTATTTCCGTTTATCGGGAGAATAAAACCGTTGCGGGGAAACCGCCGAAATCAAGAATTGCGGTGTTTGGCTCTGCCAGCCCGGCGCCAAATCGTTTACGGCAGTCACTAAGGCATCCGCCGCACACGTCCAGCGCAGGGTCAGCGACCACATTCCCCTTCGCATCAAAATACGCTGTTCCGTTGTAGGTACATCCGTCACCGCTGCGGTACTGGCCTCGCAGCGCCCACTCGCACAGCGATGTAATTTGACGGGTGGGAATAACCAGGTTCTGCAAATCCGCAGGGCTACTGAGTGACCACGTAACCACCTCATCATCTTCTGAGGTTTTGGTGTCCAGCCAGAAGGTCTGGAGAGTAAACATTGACGGATCAGCTGTCGCGTTCACGCCACCCGGGAAGTTCACGGCATCGAGGTAAACAGCATAGGTGTCGATGATGCTCACCTTTGCATTCACCATATCTTTAAACTGCAGACAGAGCGCAGTGATATGCCCGTCGAGGTTCGACACGCTCAGCTTCGGTTCTGCGGCCTGGTCGGTTGACAGTGCAAGGTCGGAAATCTGGAATGGCCAGAAGTCGAAGATTTTTCCATCCCAGATGATGGGTTTTGGTCCTAGCTTTGCCTCATCGCCGTTCGCAGCATCTATCTCGGCGGGTGTATGGGGAAATGGACTGTAGTGGAAGCGATGAATACCGCCGCTGAACTCTGAAGCATCTACTTCGACCAGGCGGACCCTGCCACCAGGCGCCAACATTGCCGCCGTATCAATCAGTGCTGTCATGCTCCACCTCAGGCATAGACGCCATAGGCGCGCTTAATCGTGAATGTCAGCTCAGCGAATTTGCTGCTAATCTGGTTTTTGCGCACGGAGTCGGCGACAACGCGGTACAGTCCTTTCTCTTCGCCCGGCGGCGTGATGATGAAAGCCTTAACGGTATGCGTCAACAGGAAGTCGCGAACTGCGTTAACTTCCGCCTCCGTTCCTGCGTGCTTCATTGGAACCTGAATGGCGGTGGAGTTAATACCGTTCTCAGCCACCTGCTCGTAGCCATCACCGAACTGGGCTGACCTTACGGTCTGACTGTATTCCACTGCGCCAGCACCGAGTTGTGAGTGCCAAGTATAAGTTTCAACGGCCATATTTACTCCATAAAAAAACCCGCCGAAGCGGGTTATATAGTTCAGTATTAATCGACAAAAAACCGCCTCTCAGCGGATTCAGTTATTCGATATGATTCGAATGTAGCGTGAGGTCGCCACGAGAGCCTGTAGCGAATTTCCGCCAGTTGCACATAACGTTCTGGAATCATACTCGCGAGACCAGTGGCATAACCAATTTTCCAGATCATCCACTGAATAATCCTTACGAGCCAAACCCTCTGCGATGGTAACGACCTCATCACTAGGTGCTGTAAGCTCATATCCATTCAGCAACAGGAATACGTAACCGGCCATAATGGCAGTGCGTTTGTTTGCATTTGCGAAAGGATGATTCTGGATCAGACTTTCAATTAGAACAGCAGACAGACGAAACATATCGTCTGTCTGCTCATAATATCGAATGGTACTTGGCCGTGACTGTGATGAACTGAGGTTATTCGGATTCAGCACACCTATTGGTTCATTTGGCGTCTGAGTCTCGATCAGAGACCTGTTGATGTAAACGATATCTTCAATGGAAAGATAATTTATTCCTTCAACATACTCTATCGTCATCCGTTTTTACTCAGACCTTTGAAAGTTCTTCCATCGCCTTCTCGTAACGAGCAAATCCAAACTCAAAGGCGTTTTTAACTTGACCAGTATGTGAACATGCTTCGCTGATCGCTGCACGAGGTTTCGCCACTGTGGATTTGTCACGAGGCGGAATGTACAAGCGATCTGCCTTTTTTAATGCGTGACCCATGATTATCACCCTCATGCACGTTTGGCAGTGCTTTCTCAAATTGTAGGATGTAAACACATCCAAAGATTTCATGACCACTTTTAGTGGTTGAGGACAATTTAATACCATTCGTCATATTTGAGCAATGGGCCCATGTCTGAAGATAGATGCATGTTCGACGAACTTTATCGCAGCCACTTTGCAAGTTAGCAGCATGTTCGCAGAAATTACCCCTCGGGTAATAGTAAACTATAGTCACGATCACAGGAGATAGGCTGGGCCTATGATCCGGTTAAAAAGTTCAAGAAGACCATAAATAGCACTTTTTGCACAAAAACAGACCCTACTTACAATGCATTACGCCATAAATTGCTGTAGTATCTCGCGCCCTCTGAATGCAGCGCGTAAAATTTAACCGCATCGTTCTCAGGAGAGCAACAAAAAGCCCCGCGTTAGCGAGGCTTGGGTTCGGTTGAGTGGTCGGTGGGGCATGGTTAAGCACTCACTTCGGATTAACTTCCGGTCACCTCTTCAATTCGATAATCGGTTTTACCGTCTTTTTCTTCGATGCACACAGCTCTAAATTTCTGCTCAAGCCCGAATTTGTTTTTGGCACTAAATTCCTGCGTTGCATAAAATTTACCATCGCTGCCTTGCCACCTTTTAGCGCCAAACACCGACATGTCTAAGGTGCTTTTGTTGATGACTGACATTTTGACATAGGCTTCACACGCGTTCCTCAACTCATCCAACTTCTTGTCAGACAACTCTTTGACTTCCTTTTGCTTCTTTTCCGCCTCAGTCGGTTTATTAACTACAGCAGCAATTCCGACGACGACGATAAGAAGCACGATCATCCCAATAGTCTTGAGTATCTTTTTGAATATCCTTTTAAGCACTATCATCCCCTTAATTATCGTGGCTTTGCACATGATAACCAGGGGATGTCAGAATGTAACGCCTTGCATATTGTTACTTCTTAGCGAAGCTTCTACCTATAGCTCCATCGTCTTTAATCGCAAGCCGAATCCCATCGGAAACATAAAACTTAATGCGTTCGGCCAGCGCCCTAGCAGCCGCGTCACCATCTCCGCTTGTATTTGTGGTAGCGTTGCCTTTGTTATCGACATAGATATCCACGTTGATTTTATGTCCAGAATTACCAGCACCCTGAGCCCTGACACCTAGTCTTCCAGCCGAATCCCGCGTGAGCGGCATGATTGCTTCTGCCCCGGCTTCAGCGAATACGCCACCTTTGGCGAACTTAGATGCACCTTGGAATGTGAAATACTGAGGAGTGTCGTAGACACCGTTCACATATTTACTGAGGCCCGAAGATTCATAGACTCCACCTTTAGCGTTGAACGTTACGCCTGAAGCTGCGTTCGTATATGCTCCGCCTGGAGTAGTGCCACCACCCGAACTGCCACTTATCCATCCCATGGCCGCCTGAATCGCATAAGCAACCATCAACCTGTTCACGACCTCGGCGATCATTTTAAGCATCGACATCCCGAACGACTTAATTGAGGCTTTACCTGTGACCATGAGGTCAGTAAGCATGTCAGATAACCCGGTTAGCGCCGAGCCAGCTACATTCTTCACCGAACTGTATGTATCAGTGGCAGCTTCAAGGTATTCATTCCAGCCGCTCAATGCGCCAGCCTTCCAGTTGCCGCGCAGCTTGTCTTCTTCGGCGTAGTAGTTCCGAAGTGCTGTCAGCTCTTTCTCATAGCCAGCATCCTCAAGCTTGCCTCCACCATTCAACCAACCCTGACGGAGTTGAGCCTCCTCCATCATGCGCTGCGTCTGACGACTGCTGAGGCCTGCACTATCGCGCAAAGCATCGGTTTTTTCCGACATCTGGGTGACGTACTTATTAGCCTGCTGTGCCAGCCCGTTAATCTTCTGCTGGGCCTCGACTTCCTTATTCTTTTGGTCAACAACCTTAGCGGCATTCAGAATGGCCTCACGGCTCGACAGGAGTGACTTCTCCTGCGCGGTCAGCGCGCGGGTTTTGGCGGCCTCGTCCAGTTCCGCAAAGCGTGACTGTTGTTTGCTGAATTCAGTATTTTTGGCGTGAATATCGCCGGTCTGACGCAGGGTTTCGAGGGTTTCCGTTAAGGTCCTTGCCCGCGCCCGGTAGTTCTCCAGAGTGCGATCGCCAGCATCCAGCGTAGCTCTTGCCTCCTTTGTCTTTTTGGCAGAATCTTCAGCTAACTTGGATACCGCGTTCTTCGACTCACGACTGGTGCTGCCGTCGCCAGATACTCCAGCCCCTCTTGCCTCAGCCTCGTAGTTGGCCTGAGCATTCGGTGCAGTGACCCGCTTCCAAAGCTCATCGTAGCGTTTTTTGTTCGCGGCGATCTCTTTGTCAGCCTCTACACCAGCTTTTTTCATTGCCTCGACATCCATACCGAGGAAATTAGCTAATGCCCCGCCGCCGGGTATCTTTTCTGCCCATCCAGCAACAGTTACTGTGAACTTGGCATCAAGAGATGTGATGTTGAGAAACAGGTCTTTTATCGATGCTTCTACCAGGTTGAAGATATCGATAACCTGGTTTCCCCAGGCCCTTACAGTAATACCAATATCCCGGAAGTTATCAGAGGCACTTTTCTTCAGCGTATCCCAGACCCGTCCAATATTATCAGTTGCCTTGTTCGTTTCTTCGGCGCGCTTGGTCATGACGTCAGCGTAAAGTTGAATTGCCTCCGCAACAGCAGCCTCTTCCCCCTTCTGCTTACGCAACTGAATGATGTGTTTCATCATGGCCTCATCAACGAAACCATAGTGCTCATTCAGGCTCGCCAAGCCTTTTACCGGGTCGCTGACAATTTTTCCGAAGTCGGCCATTGCCGTTTTGGTATCGTTTCCGGCCTTACCCATGAGGGTGATGGCCGTTGCGATCTGCTTCATCTGGTTGGCGGTATATTTGCCAGTGTCATTCAGCGTAACCAACGTATCGACGGTAGAGCTGATAGATGTGTTCGTATTACCGGCCACCTCTTCGGCAGCCTGATTGAGCTGCTGCATTGAGGAGAAACCAGCGCCACCCATCATGATGACCGAACGAGCTACCTGGTCGAATTGCTCTGATGAATTGTATGCCGCGGCAGCCAGCAGGCCGATCGTACCAATCAGACCAGCAAGTGCGATCGTGGTTGGGTTAATCATCCCAGCCATGCTGCGGATGTATTCGCCGACGCCGGATAGCGCCCCCTGAACCGAGCCGAACTGGTCTTTAATCTGTCCGCCCTGTTGCAGCAGGATCAGGAACGGCGACTGACCACCAGCCAGTTGAGTAGCAATATCGGTGAACTGAGCAGGCAGCGTACGCATCGCTGCGCTGTACTGGCCTACAGAGATACCAGCCCGCCGTGCAGCTAACTCCTGCCGCGATAACGCCTCAGGCAGCACGTCTGCCACGCCAGAGAGTCGCTCACGCGTCTGGTTGAGGATGCTGTTGAAGTGCTCGAATTGAGCGCCATTGATGCGCCCTGACTCGAAATGGGCCACCAGCTGCGCATGCTGCTCATCCAGCGAGTTGAACGCGCGGATCGTCGGGTCGATGGAGCCCAGCAGGTTCTTCAGCGCGGCGGACTGCTTCTCGGCGGCTTGGGTGGCGGCCAGTTCGGCCTGGGCCCTCGCTGCTGCTTCGCCGGTATCCGTCAGCTTAAGCCGGGTGTCGTCCAGAATTTTGTTGTAAGCCTGAAAGGTATCAGTATCCAGAAAGCCTTTGGTCTGAAAGTTACGCAGCGCGGCCTGCTGTTCGTCCAGCCGGTTCAACGCTTTGTTTACTGGATCGATATTCTCCAGCAGCCCTTTGAGCGCGTTCTGCTGCTCCTTGAGTCCTTCACTGCCTTGCTTCGCAGATTCAGCGCCAGCGCGAAACACGCTATTCAGATCATCTGCTTTATCTACAGCACTGGCCGCCGCCTGGCCGAGTTTATCCAGTTCGTTGCTGGCTATTTTCAGGTCAGAAACATCGGCCCGCAAAGTAATCGAGGCGATCTGGTCTGTCATTATTTCGTCTCCTTATGCATTACCTTGAGAGCCTCGCTTTCCATAATTTGAAGATCAGCCATGCAGGCCGCCGCATCCTCAACCCCGTGTAACTCGAACATCCAGGGGAGAACGTTGTAATCAAGGCCGGTCACCCCGCTCGCGCCGACTCGCCACTGGGTCGCCAGGGAAGAGAAGATGGTGAAGGACCTCCACACCGAGGGCAGGATCCCCACCTCTTCCTCCACGTCCTCAGGCGTCAAACCAAAAGCGCTCAGCTCCGCGAGCGTCGGTCCCGGCGTATACAATGCTGCGGCGACCTGCCTCAGTTTTTTTCGCGGATACCCATAAGCTCTTTGGTGTAGGCCAGACCGATGCTGTCGAACGCGCGAGGATAGTTCTTCAGGAGGACAATTACGTTATCGCGGGTGAACTCGTCAGGTAGCGCCCAGCCTTCGACAATTTCCAGCAGATAGTCGGCCTGCGGCTCAATAGCAGCCTTCTTGCTTTCTGCATCCTTTTGCAGCTTCTCGTCCATAGCACGCAGTTCCTCCAGCGTCTTATGGCGGAAGGTGAAGGTCAGTTTGCCGTCTTCAGCGCCAGCGCGCGGGATGCTGGCGGTTACGGAAAAGGTAGGATTCGGGATCAAAGAGAATTTGGTCATGTAGTTATCTCAGAATGGCCCGGCGAACCGGGCATAATTGGTTAGCTGATAGTGACAACGCACGCAGCAGATGTGATGGTCTTGCCTGCGGCGTCGGTGACTTCGCAGGTGTAAGAGCCAGCATCACCGGATGCCACAGACGGGATGTTGAACGTCGAGGCCGTTTTGCCCGGAATGGCTGTGCCACCCTTCTTCCACACGTAGGTGTAAGGTGCTGAACCGCCCTGCATGACCACAGCCAGGTCCAGAGCTGAGCCAGTAGCAACAGATTTTGTTGGGGACAGGTCAGTCAGGAACGCCAGCGGCACAGCGGAGGAATCAGCGATCGGGTAAATCTGCATATCCGATTCGAAGTTCATGCGCGCTTCGTTACTTTCCACGGCATTGATTTCGGTACGTGGTACCTTCTGGAAGGACACTTTGGCAGAGTAGTAGCGATCAGCTTTACCGCGTGGGTTATGGAACCATACCGCCGTAGTATCGCTCGACTCGTCGAGTTCAATCAGGCGTTTGTAGATAGCCAACTGCGGGTCATGAGCGAAAGTGTAGACCTGCACCACGGCGTTTTTAAACGTCGGGATAGTACGGGCCTTATCATCCTCCAGGAACTGGATGCTGATAGTCTGCTGGTCGCCACCTTCGGTAGATAAGGTCATGACCTGAGGCATGGTGATCCACGAATCGATTTTACGAAGCGTACCCGCACCGGTACCTGCCGGAAATTTCGTGGTATCGGTGGTATCGAACGCTTCCAGCACGATTTTAGTACCGGTGACTGATTTGACGCGCACCACCATGTTGTCGAGCTTCAGCCAGCCAGAGCTGACCTGGACGACATCACCCGCGAGGATGCCAGCCGCAGAGGCAACGGTCAGTTCGCATTCCGTTGCATTGGACGCCGCAGTGAAGACAATCGGCGCAAGATAGGCCTTGGCCACGTTTACACGTGACCCGTTAGGGATTGCGAATGCCATAGCATTCTCCTGAATTTATGTAATAAAAAACCCGCCGAGTGACGGGTCAGTAATCAGCGCGGTATTGCATGCTGATGGGGATGGTATAGGTTATGGAGCCGCTGCTGCCGTTTGGTGCAGATGTCGGACGGTCCTGTATTGGTGAACGAATCTGTGGCGGCCCGTTGATGTAAGTCGTCAGGTCACCATCCACCAGCGGTAGCCCTTCGGGGAAAGCGTCAGCGATGGACTGAGCCAGTCCTCTGGCCTGAGTCACGCCGCTACCCGCCGGAGCGATGATGTTGAGCTGGAGAATGCCCTGATAGGTTCGCAGCTGGCCTTCCATATCTTGCCCGACTGTTTGAGCCGGCAAGATGTAAACGCGCCCGTACGGCGCATTATCCGGTGGAGTAAACACGATGTTCGGCCAGGCCACCGGCAGACCCAGCGAAGAGGATATAGCCGCAACGCGACCCTCCAGCAGGTCAGCGATCCGCATTGACTGGTCACCGGCCATTGCGCACCTCGCTCATTGCCTCACGGAACAGCTGCGCGGCATCCAGCGCAGTGATACCCACCATGCCGCCCGGCGCCTGACCGGAGTGCCCGTTCTCCAGGGCTACGGAGTAAGGCAGATTATTGGTGAAGTAAATCGAGCTGACCTGCCCCACCCGGAACACCTCCAGCACCGCCATACCCCGGGAGTTCGAACCCTGCCCCGATGCGTCTGGCGTATCGTTGGATTGGGTCGGCTGACTATCAAATCCCACGTACCAGTTATTTTTGAAACGGCCTCCAACATACCCATCAGGCTTTTTGATATCCATCGAATCGTTAACCGCTCGACCACGCTTCAGATATCCTGCCTTTGTGACGTTGGCCGGGTCATTGCGAAGCGCAGCATTATGGTCACGCACCGCAGCGTTATAGGCCACTGCGGTCTGGTTTACCTCCCATTTTTCCGGCTGCCCAATGGGTGACATATCAACGAGCTGCGCCAGAATTTTGATGCCCGTCAGGCGCACTACCTCCTCAGTCTCCTGCTTTGAGCCATCAACGAACAGCTGAATAGCAGCCAGAAACGGCTGATTAACAGAACTGGCCATCGTTACGCCCTCAGTTGGATGTTGTAGGAAATCAGCACATCTGCGGGCTTAACCGGATTCGGCTGAACCACGCGCCACTTTTTGCCGTCGATATCAATGAGGTCGCCAATGCGCACTTCCGTTTCAAACGTGGCCGCCAACTTCTTATCGCCGGTGGCGATCAGGGAGCCGTCGATTTCGCGTGCGGAATATTCGGTGATGACGCCGGTGACGGTCCAGGTAACCGCCGGAGTGGTTACCTCTTTGCCGAACTGGTCACGGACGGTGCCGCCGCCGCGGGTAAGCTGGTATGCCTTCCCGTTCTCGGTCAGCAACCGGGTTGCCGTAGCGCGCATGCGTCGGTAGTCGATTGCCATATCAGCCCCTTTCGATACGGATTTGATTGCCGCCCACCACCAGCCCGCGCAGCCAGGAATAGAACCAAGGGAACGACGGCGCAGCCTTGTTCGTGCCAGGTTCATACTGGACTGTCACAGCACCCTCGACGCGCTCCATCGTCACCGCGCCACCACCGGCAACCGACGGAGTGAGGTCAATCTCCTGCGATTCGATAGCCAGGCGGCACTGCGCATCAACCAGGCGCTGCGGGATAGCATCACCCGACAGGTCAACACCATCAAAGCGAACGCCGGAGCGCGGCCACGACAGCGGCTGCGATGTGCTGGAGCGCTGACCGCGCCAGGTCTTCCCTTCGAGAAAGTCCATTGCCTGCATCAGCATCTGGCCGCACTCGCCATCATCGGCAGGTACGGTATATCCGCGCCCCGCCGCGAACGCGCGCAGGTCAACAACGCTGGCGTAGGTGTTGAAGTCAGGTGAATGGGGATCAGCCACCAGCATGGTTATTCCTCCAGACGCCAGTCCAGCGCCAGCCAGTTGTCTACTTCGTCAGGATGAACATCAGCGCTCAGCGGGCCGCCGGAGAACTCTGGGGTATCACGAACCATGACCACCAGCTCAATACCCTGCTGTTCCTGCTGGGCAGGAGTTTTTTCAGCACCGTTCTGCGCTGCAAGCTTTTCAGCCTCTCGCTGCGCGCGCTGCTCTTTGGTTAATCCGGCCATTGGGCCTCCTGAAAAACAAAGGGGCCGAAGCCCCCTGGGTTAACCCATGATGATGGCGGAATGACGTGGCGCCACAGCAGCCACACCCCATGCCAGACCCACTTCATAACGCACCTGGCGGTACTGGCGGTACAACGCCACCTGGAAGGTGATGCCAGATACCGGGTCGGTCACATTCATGACGTCATCAGCAGTATCGCCACCTTCAGGCATCGCCGGAGTACGGCTGGCCAGCAGGAATGCCCCGCGGTCAAACGCCATGTTCGGTACGAATTCGCTCAACACGGTGACATCAGCCTGATCTGCCAGATCCTGACGGAGGCCAGGCGCGCTAATAGTGATAGTGGAAGACGTAGCCGCAACGACCAGATACTGATTGTCATCACCGGCGAACTTCACCGCAGTACCTGCAGCGATACCGCCGGTACCGACAGAGATAGCGATGATGATATCGCCCTCTTTCTTCGCGCCATTGACCTTATAGCCAGCAGCAGCGCTTTTCGCGGTACGCTTGATGCTGAAGGATTCGTGGAGGTTGAAGCCCATGATGCGACCGATAACACCTTCACGCAGCAGCTGGTCGGTTCCCGCTTCGTTCGCTTTGAAGAGGACAGCCTGTTTACCACGGATGGATGCCATCGCTTCGCCACCCAGCACCATACGCAAATCGGTAGTCGGTGCACCGTTATCGGTCAGGATTTGACGCGCCAACGCAGCATCAGTCAGATCGTCTTTGATGCTGAACGGAGTATTCTTCGGCGCGCCAACAGCACGGGAGGAGTTGAGGTACAGCGCAGCGAGGTCTGCATCCACTTCGTTCGCCAGTGCGCGGAAAGCCTGCTTGAACTGGTCAGCAAGGATAGTGTTGTAGGTACCAGCCGGGCCCAGAGCCAATTGCTCTTCACCATTCCATTTCACCGGGGCCATCTTGGATTTGGTGATCTTGACATCCACACCACCGATGGTCTGGTCGCCAGAATTAGGCGCTGACGGACCAGGGACAATATCTTCAGTGGTGGCTGCAGGTGCGACTGGCGCACGTACGGTCTGGTCTTTAGCAGCAGCATCCGCTTTCGCGTCACGCGCCACCGCAGGAATAAAACCAGTTTGCTCGCGGGACACTACGTCCAGCGCGGTATAGATGGTCGGGATCAGACCAGTAAGGGTATTGCCTGCCATTTATGGCTCCTTTCGATTTAATCGACGATGCTGACGCCGTCTTTCAGCGCTGCTTGCTTGCCAGCGTTATCCAGGGAATCAAACGCACCGCGTTTCATGGTTTTCTGCCCGGCCTGATGCTGCGACTGGTGAGAGCCACCGCCGCTGTTGCCGGACGCTTTGAGGATGTAGTCTTTCTGTGGATGCAACTCGACCAAAGATTCCAGCGCTTCATCGAAGCTGGCCAGTTCGCCGGGCTTGGTGCGTGAGAACACCTTATTGCCCTGGCCGTCGTAGGCCACAACCTTCCCTTCTTCGATTTTGAAGTTCTGACCGAAGTAGGAACGCACGAACTCAGTCGGGATCGCCATCTTCTCGGAAATGAACTTAGAGCCACCGAAGCGGCCGCCGATCATCTCGTCGTAGAGTTGAGTTTCCAGCTGTTTGGTCTTGCCGTTCGCCTCGTCCAGTTGCTGTTGGAAAACTTTGGTGATCTCCGCCTTTACCTGGTCAACGGCACCAGCATCGATCAGTTTTTTCTGGTCGATTTTGGTCATCATCTCCAGGGCTTCGAGCGCCTTGGCCGGGTCGGTGATGCCAGAGAATTTCGCGAGATTGGCTTCCGCCGCTTCCTTCGCTTCGCGGTGAGTTTTCGCCTCGCCATTCAGGGAGGTGATTTTGGTCATCGCTGCGACCGCATCGAACGGGATCTCTTTGCCATCATCATGGATGTACACAGGCATACCGTTTTCAACGACCACATTTCCGTTAGCATCAAGTTTCAGTTTCATTGTTTTTGCTCCAGCCTTCCGGCCATACGTAATGGGTCATCCGACCCGGGCACCGCGTCGCATCCGCTCAGCGGCAGGCATAAAAAAAGCTGCCCGGAGGCAGCCTGTTAGATAAATTCGATTGTAATTTCGCCGCGTAGCTTGCGGGAGTAAACCTCACCCCGCTTTCGTTTATGGATCCGCAGCGGGTGTGGATGAATGCAAGCGACACCTCGCTTAACGTCTGCCCAAACGCAGCTCTTTGCCTCATTACCATTTACAAACACCCTTCGTCTGCCACGGCCATCGCCCACGCAGTGAAAATCATCATTACGCATACCCTATCCCTCAAGCGCCGACGCATCCACGCGGCGTAGCTCGTCCAGGGTCAGGAACTCCCCGGCATCGTTGAACATCTCCGGCACGGTGATTTTGCCGTCACGGAGCATCTGCGCACGAGTAACGCCCAGCACCTGCTCCTGCCGCGCGTAAGGCTGCCTCACAAGCCACTCGGCATAGCTGGTATGCACTGGCACCTGGCCGTCCATGGACGCTCTGGTTGCGTTGCTCAGTTCGTCAGGCGGTATCTGCAATTCTTCCCACGACTTAGTGATGAGGATTTCACCGGAGCGACAGCAGAAGTGGATTTTGCCGGGTCCGCGTAGGTATGGGACCACATGCCCCAGCGGCTTGCCGTCGAGCGTGTAGAGCTTGCGGTCGCGGATGATGCACCACTGGCTGGTATGCGTGTCCAGCGTGGAGGACCACTGCTTGGCCTTCACGATATCGCTGTTGGCCTGGGCGAACTCCTGGCGCGCTGTGGCGGCCATGTGATTCACCGCGGTACGCGTTACCACCGCCAGGTCACGACGGGCAGTGTTGATCACCCCATCTTCACGGTTGCGCAGCGACGTACCGGCGACACGTTTAACAATTTGCTCTACCGTTTCCCCCTGGAGGAACCCGGAGCGAACAGCATTGGTAATCTTGTCCAGCCGATCCGATTCGAGTTTCTTCCCCCACTCCTTCAGCAATCGCCCCTGAAACGGCTGCGCCACTGCTGCGGCATAAACCTGCTCGGGTGCGATGCTTTGAAGCGGAACGTGTTTCAGTATCTGCTCAGGGATGATGCTGCTGAACAGGTCCAGCTGATACCTGGTCTCATATTCAACGTAGCGCGTCAGTTCGCGCGTCAGCGCAGCATTAACCGGTTCATAGGCCTGCTGATTCAGGTCGCGCACGCCAGCCAGCAGCGATGCCAGACGACGGGCGCTATAGGTATCAGCGCGCTTTCCGTCCAGCAGCACCAGCAGTTTTGCGGCCAGGTCAGCATCCATCCTATTCAGCAACGCGACCATGCGCCGGGCGACGCCGGTGCCGTAGCGCGTCACATAAAGGCCATGCGCTATGGTCTCGTCCTGCAGGCGGTCATTGACGGTGCGTGCCATATCACACCTCGCCAGTCGGCGGTTCGCTCAGCGTGGCCGATTCAGCCAGCAGTTCGCTCAGCACCACATCGGGATCTGCGTCAGCGTCAATCAGGTTGAGCTTCTGCAGCGCCTTAATCGCGTCGACACGGCGGAGGTCACCACCCTGGCGCAACGACTGAATAGCCAGCGCCGCCGGCGGGTTGAACTCCTTCGATTCGACATCCAGTTCAGTGCGGACATCGACGCTGCCGCCATCCTTCTCACCGATGTACTCAGCCATAATTTGCAGGATGTTGTCGATTGCATCCTCGAGGCTGGTTGCCATGGTGTAGAGCGGCGACTGCTCCTGCATCTTCTCTTCCGATGTCTGGTCAACAGACTTGGTCGAGGTGTTGTCAGTGCGCAGCAGCTTCGCGCCCGCCTGGCGCATCTGTTCCACCAGGTCAGTCAGCGAATCTTTGCCAGCACCAATGGATGAGCCAGTATGCTCGACGTATTCGAGCCCTTGTTTCTGCCTGTCGGAGAACTGAGTTGCAGAGGAAGAGCCGATAACCAACTCCTCACCATCCCCAAGGCCAAATACCGTCAGCAGAGGCACCCGTGCGACATGCAGAATGTTGTCCTGCTCGCTCTGGCTCTGCCAGTGCTTAACGTTCAGCAGCGCCATGTTGAGCAGCGGCGGTGAACCACACATAAACCCGGTACGTTTGGTGTAGAGCGTGACCAGGGTGATATCTCGGCGGGAGGTCTGCCACTCTTCATGCAGCGCCCAGTTCACCTGACCATCGGCACCAGTGGCCTTGCGGTAAATCTGCACCTTCCCGGGCGTCAGCAGTCGAATCTGCTCAACCTTGGTCTGCCCAAAGTCGTCACCATCTTCGACCACCACCTCTTTGATGCGCAACGCAGTGAGCTGCACCTTGCCGCCGGTCATCGTCGACTTCCAGCCGATCACCTGGCGGGGATTCAGCATCGTCACATAGGGACGCGCTCCGGTGGCCTTTTCATCAGCCTTGGTCTTTACCTGCTCGGCATCGACCCGGGGGTAGTCCACCAGCGCGTGGGACAGACCGTACTGCATCGCCAGGCTGAAGAACGCCTGTGCCCATACATCGAGGCGACTGCCTTCAAGATCCACGTTCCTCGCAAATTCGCGCAGCGCATCCGGGACGTTCTCGCCCAGTTGGATCGGCTCAGCGAATACGCGGCCAACGTTCTGGTTGATGGTCTCTTCGTAGGCAGGAAGAAGCGTGGCCACAGCCAGGCGCTTTTTGTAATCCTCTTTGTCCTCTTTTGGCCAGCGCGGCAGATAAGCCTCACCAAGCTGGCGCATGTACAGCGTGCCGCCCATCAGGGCGTCGTTGATGTCCCACGCCTGCACCATGTTCCCATAGTCCAGATTGGGGGTTGAAATATCAGGCATGGGTTTAGAGCCTCAGGCTGGTGACTTTGCCGACTTTCTTCGGCGGTGAATGTAGGACGGCATAGCGCGTGCCATCCCAATCGTGATCTTCCTGCTGTGTGTCTACATCGTCAGGGTTCTTACTGTCGCGAACGAGAACCGGAACACGGCTAATCCAGCCCCGGCAGTAGTCAAACACGTAGAATGCTGGTTTCTCTGGCATACCTGATTCCAGCTTCTTGCCCTCAATGACGGCCTCCAGCATGTCAGCAAACAGTGCCGCGCCGTTCACGCGTGAACCCGGCTTCTTGTTGGATGGCACCCATTTAACGCCCTGGGATTCCATTTTCTGGGCAATAGATAATTCGTCATCACCGGTGTTGTAGATAGCCCCGTCAGCAGGTCCGGGAACAACCTTCTTGCAGATACCGGGCATGATGTTCAGCTGCCCCTGCGTCACCCCGTTGAGTTTTATCTCCTCAGGCTCAGCAAGCTCCTCTCCCACCAGACGCTTATCAATCCACGCCACGCCCTTAGCAACGTTGGTGGATGACATATTCAGCCCTTTGTTCAGCTCATCAGGCGGGCAGCCGTACCACTCGCCAATGAGGATCAGCGACCCGGCAGGCGGGCAGAACTGGCGACCATCAGGCAGCTCAGCGGTGGTGCCGTCAGCCCGCGCCCACCAGAGGTTGGAGAACGGCTTCGATTCTCCCCAGTCATGAGAGCGGTCAACCGTCCAGCTATCGGGAATGCGGAACGGCTTAATCACGTGATGCGAGGCATTCCACAGATGGTCAAAGCGACCACCGCTGGTGACATCCCACGAGCCCTCTACCCACGCTTTGCGGCGATTAGGGTCTTTGATGGCCATCAGCGTTGCGATGTACTGGGGATCGAGATACGGGTTCTCTTTGAACGAGCCGTGAATCGCAACGCGGGTAAGCGTCACGTCCTCTTCTCGTTCGGTCTGCGGGTTAAACACCTTCTGCGTTTCGCGAATGATGGTGCCGCGTGGTGCTGGCTCAATGAAGCGCTTCTTCACCCAAGTATGGCCAATACCAAACGGGTTAGTGGTGCTGAACGTCTCCAGGGGGATCGGTTTAAGCAGGCTACCATCCGCCAGCGGATAGTTCTCTGGCCGGAACGACGAACGTCGGCAGGAGAACATCATTTCGTAAAACTCTGCAGATTGCTGCTTGGTAAGCTCGTTGAAGCCGATGAACGGGAATTCCTGACCGTGGTAGTCCCAGTAATCGCCCTCTTCTTTCCCGAATCGGAACAGCAGCTCTTCGCCGGTAGGCCACACCCATCGTAGCTCAGATGCTGACGCCAGATAGCGTGCACCGTCGTTAAACAGGCGGTACATACGCTTTGACTGGGTAATGATATCGGTGAGGTTCTTATACTCGGTATCGAAAATGACACCGCGCCAGAACGAACCATAGCCCAGACCAACCAGACGACGAAAGCGCGCCAGCTGCGCGGCAGTTTTACCCGGCCCGCGCGTGCCCTCGTAGAGAATTTCGTTACATGGACAGCTCAGGGAGAGCGATTGCGATCCCGGCAAGGGTTTCCAGACGGCTTTGTAATTCATCCACCAAGAACCTCGCTCTGCTGCTTCTGCGCTGCTGCTTCCCACTCATTCACGTTATCGCAGGATGGGACCGGCATAACGTTATGAGTGGCAACCACTATTTGCTCTACTTTTTGTTTGTTCGTGTAAGCATCGCCAACTTCCTTGGCCGCCTGCTCCATCAGGGCGGCAGTAAGGGCCATGTTTTTCATTCCCTCTGCTTTCGTAGCCATCCTGTCGAGTACACGCAGCCGATATGCCTTATTGGCGATCGGGATATCGGAAATTTCATTCTGGAAGCGTTCGCGAGTTGCGTTGAAAAGTTCGCCCCACTTTTTTGCGAGCGTCTTACCGCTGGCCTTCGTAGGGTCGTGAGATTCGGCCTGTTGTCGGGTTATATTGATCCCGAATTCTTTTTGGACAGCCTCGACCACCTGCGATGGCGTGTCATAACACGCAAGCGACTGAATGATGAAGGCTTTCACATCAGGTTTTAATGCAGCCATAAATCACCATTCGTCTTATACAGTCCAGTATTTAAGCCAGTTTCAGCATGCACGTCCCGCATGCTCTGGCGATGTTAAGTTTTGCCACCTCTGCAGGTTGATTGGCTGCGTCCACCAGCTCTTGCACGTCAGTGCTCGCCCCGTATCGACGTACTACACCGACAAACTCTTCGACATCGTGGCCGCGCAATGTGAGAACTGGCTGCCCGGTCTCTTTGTTGAACTTAGGTGCGCCGAAATCATCGGTGGCCTGGGCAATGTGGTAAAGCTCATGCTCTACCAGGGCGCAGAATTCAAGGTCGCTGCATTGTGAGCAGTAGTCGGCTGCCAGCGTGATGATGAACTTCGGGATGCGCCCGAACCATTCATACATCTGCTGTTCCATTCTGGCTTTCTGCCAACCACCTGCGCGGAGCATTACCTGTTCGGCCTGTCCGAGAACGTAGCGCCCTTTCTTCGCGAATGAGTCAGAAGCCCACATAAAACACAAATCAGCTTCCATTAAATGGGCGTGGTCTGGGTTATGGATGCTTCCGCTATCGCTGAGGATTTGATGGCTTATCCAGTCATGCACTTCATTGGCGGGAATCAATCTGGTGTAGGGCTGCCAGTTATCAGGGCCAATGAAATTAACTGGTGGAAGTGGCCTGCGCTCGTCTTCGTTCACCATGAGTTAATCCTGTTTTATATACGGCAAAAATGCCGAAAACATTCTGTCGAGCAGATAGCAGTAGGTTTCGTTTGCCGTTCCAGTGTCGATTGTCACACCAACATCATTGCAGCAGTAAAACGTTGCATGAGCGCATTCGTGAACAAGGGTACTAACGCTGTTATCGAAAACACCAATCAGATAAACGTTTTCACCTGTTACATCATCGAAAAAATGGCGGCACGCGCCGTTGAACATGCTTACGTCAGCCAGGGAGACGCCAAGCGCTTTTTCTGCCTGCTGCCATTCCTCTTTTGACCGACACAGATACACATTCGCACAGTGAAACAACGGAACGAAAAAGCGCGGTAACTTAGGCCATTTTGTTTTTGCCATTTTTATTACCTCAGGATTTCATTATCGAAGCCCCTCAGTGAAGAGCTTCTGTAATGATTAGGCTCTTATCTCAACACAGCCCTTTACTGCGTGCCGGATGCTCAGTTTCGAGCATCAGCGATGAGACATTAAAGCCGACCGAAGGCCAGCGGCGTTCCTCATGTTGCCGACAGAGCCATATCGACAAGAGGACGAAAACTAGCAGCATGAATCACCTATTGGTTATTCGACAGTCGCACTGATTCGTAAATCCGCTCACACGTCATTCCTGCCCGGTAGCTTTCGTCAGATCGTCCAGCATAATATCGAGCTGCTTCTGCAAGGCTTCCGAGCATGTCGGCAAGCATTGCTGCGTTGGCTCCGGCTGTTTTGCTTCTGACGGCAGCGGCAAGATCTGCGGTGTGCTTTGCGGCGTCCAGGCGGGTGGAAAGTTTTGTTGCCTCGGTGCGCAGCTGGCTAACAGTGGCAGACAAGCCAGCAGCAGTGGCAGCAGATTTAGCGGCTTGTGCTTGTGCATCTTTTACAGCCTCATCACGGGCAATAA